TTGTCAGCCTGTGTAGGCTCATCGTAACTACCCTGATCTTCGATCTTCACTTCTTTGTCTGTTGCCATTTAAACCCCACTAATTATGTCAACTGGCTCCCACTCATCTTCTTCAACATCCTCAAAGTAAGAAGTCACGGCTAACTGGTCAATATATGACAAAGCATCTGGCAAGTCATCATGCACTCCAATGGCGGGAAATAAAAGAAGTTGATCTTTAAATTCATCCCAATCCTCCTCAGAGTTCAGCACAATACGCCCATGCTCAAATCGACCTTGGAGACTCCAGATAATTCTGTCAGCCTTTTTCCTGTTGCCATGCGTTAAGTCAACTATGTGCGAATATACATTATTTTTACGCATAAGGTCAGAAAGATACGGCAAAACTGCATTTTTTAACGCACCTCGCTCAATTCCAACAGCCAAAGGTCTGTAATCTCGCATCTTCATCAGGATAGTTGCCGCAGTCTCACGGATGTCCCAACGCCCATAGACAATCTCTTTGACAAACCATTTGCCGTCTTCAGTTACCTTGACAACAGCAATAGCGGTCTGGTCTAGCCTTTTCTTGGAATTAGCCGCTTGTTTGGCAACTTCCTCAAATCCTGCCAAGTCAATGGCTAAGTAGTAACTGCCGTATTGAGGTTCTTCACCGTACTTAATCCATTCTTCCTTAAACACATTGCTACCAGCATTGGTAAAACTAGCCATGTATTCTTGCTTGAAAGCAAAGGTAGAGAGGGTTTTCTTGGCTGACTCAATCTCAGTTGGGTCGATCAAGGGGTTGTCTTTGGTTGTGAAGTGCCAAGACTTCCAATCGGCATCATCTTCAGACTGCCCTAACTTGTAGAGGTCATAGAACCAGTTTCTGCCTTTTGGCGTACCAATGAACATGGCTCTGCCTTTTTTGTCTGACAGAGAAGCCCTGATTACTTGCTCCCACGCTTCAGGCTTAATGTCTGCCACCTCGTCTAATACGGCATAGGTAAGAGAGACACCCCGTAAGGTATCAGGTCTATCAGCACCACGGACATAGATGGTTGCCCCGTTGATGGTTGTAATATCCTGATTATTGATATGAGCGTTTTGGATAACTTCACGCCCTAGTTCCATCAGGACTTGCCAAATAATCTGTCTAGCCTGACCATTGGTAGGCGCAACATAAAGCACCGCAGAACCCGCAGGGCATTTCAAGGCTTCAATAAGTAGGGTGACTGCCGCCATACGGGACTTACCGCACCTACGACCAGCCGCAATTACCTTGAACCTAGTCTTATCCTTAAAGACTTCTTCTTGCCAAGGCAGTAGGGAGAAATTCAGATCACTCATTATTTCTTCATCATTTGCATGATTTGTTCTTGAAGTTTTTGAGCCTCAAGGGTTTGGTCTAAGGTTGCATCTTTGGCAGAAGGATCATTAGAAAGAATCCTAGCCAAGATAGATTGTTTGGCAGAAACAGGGTCTTTTTCATATTCAGTACCTGCAAACATCTTTTGCTGTGAACCTGTTAAATCAAAGTTAGGGCTTATCTCGTTTTGGCGCATATAGATACGCAAAGCCTCATTCTTCGCCACAGCCATCTTCTCTTGAGGAGAAAGCGTAGAAAAAGGATTTAAGATGATTTTATTGTCTTCAGCCGCCATGCCAGCAACTTCAGGTCTTTCCTTAAAGAAGGTAAGTTCTGATTTATAGGGAGTTCTCATCCCATAAAGTTTTACAAGATTATCCATTTTTATCCTCTATGTCTTCAGCGTCTATGGTTTCGGGGGTATGCGTAATCTCGCCTATTCCAGTAATGTTGATGGTTACAGCACTACGGGACTTGCCTTCTTTCTCAAACATACTGACTGGCAACATTCTGTCCATGCAGAGTTTGATGGCGGCTAGTTGGGCAGGGTGTTCGTCATTAAGGGCAATCTCTACTGCTTTGTGGACAACTCTAGAACCTGCACTGTTTATCAGGAGATTCTTTAGTTCTTTTAGTTGGGCAGTCTCAGTCTTAGGTAGGGTGATGAGTTCAGGCTTATCAGCATAACTGGTAAGGGAGAACTGTTTATTAGTTGACCCTTTTGGTCTACCACGGGGTTTTGTTTCAGTCATTACTTTTGTCCACAAACGTGGAAGTTGCTTCCCCTGATTATGAACTAGATTTATTTGTTGAACAATAGGGTAATCCCTGATATAGTAAAGACAACGGGGATCAGAACCCATCCCTCTATGCGGTTGAGCCGACCAAGTAGGATAAACAGGTGAATCATGTGGTCATCAAGTAGTCACTCCCCCCTCGTGATGAGAAGGGAACAAGATGAACGGGACGTGTAGCGTGAACTGACTTGCGATGACAAGCAAAGTAAACCAGTAACCAAGATAAACGAGAGGCTCCCTTCTTTTGAAGGATTACCTGTATACACGGGTTCCCTAAACTCATCCTCAGACAAACGTAGCAAGTCGGCTTACCTACCGCCCCTAACACAGGGAAGGCTAGTTAATAAAAAGCCAATTTACCTTTTCTTGTGGGTAGGAGGCTCTCCTTTCCTACCAAGGAATAGAGACTCGTTAACAATATTCCCAAATTACCCTAACTTGTGGATACGAGGCTCCCACAAATATTACACAGCACGACTACCCCCTCCCCCCCATACAACTGTATGCAACCACAGCATAGGGTTACTACTACTGTAAGAATAACCAGTAGCGTAAATGAGAATCACTCGCATTGAGGTAAATCTAAATGAGAATCGTTCGCATATAGGTGTCTATATAACGACAGCACCATAAACCTACCACCCTAAACAACTTCTAGTTATATTGATAATTTCATATTGTGAGAACTAAGATGGTAGTTATTTCATATGGTGATAATATAGGTAAGGGTTAACCCGTGTAAGGGTTATTCCTATGCTATATAAATCAACAACTTAGAGCAACTGGCACGATTCTATTATGCTATATATATGAGAGGGTAAAAAAACACTCTCATCTTTTTAACAGGCTTTACATTGAAAGGCGTTCCATTATGACTACATCTCTTACACGTGAGCAATGGCTCTCACAAGCCACGGAAGAACTTAGGACACTGTTTAAACAGCATGGTGACACTATACCCACACAGGTGCGCTCATCGTGTGGCTTTCCCTCCAAATCAGCGCTTGCCAGTAAGAACAGGCGCATCGGTGAGTGCTGGTCATCGGCGGCGAGTGCTGACAGCCACGCTGAAATATTTATCTCACCCACAATCAGCGACAGTGCTCGAGTGCTCGACATTCTGGCTCATGAGTTGATTCATGCTGTTCACCCAGGTGATGGGCACGGCAAGAAATTCGGCAAGACAGCACGTGCCATTGGCCTTGAAGGTAAGATGACAGCCACTGTTGCTGGCCCACAGTTCACAGCATGGGCAACTCCTGTTCTGGCTCGCCTTGGTGCTTACCCACACGCTGACCTTGTGCCCTCCAATGCACAAAAGAAGCAAACCACACGCATGCTCAAATGCCACTGTCCTGAGTGTGGTTACACAGTTCGGGTTGCTGGTAAGTGGCTTGCTGACATGGGTGCACCTCACTGCCCTGAGCATGGCGAGATGAGCACTGAGAGCGTTTAAACAGTTTATCTTGAGCCACTGTGACAGGGTGGCTTGTGATGCACTGTTGCATTATTTGAAAGGCGTTACATGATGAGACAATTATTTCTTGATTTATTTCTGGCTGTGGCTCTGGGGCTGGCTTTTGCTAGTCTGGCTCTGGCTTATTTTGATGTTTTAATTTGAAAGGCGTTACACAATGACCACCGACACAACCACCGACTTAGAAATCAAAACCACCATAATTGGCACAATCGACAATGGCTGTGATGGCGCACAGCAATATATCTTGTTAACCTGTTTAAACGATGACCTCTCAGAATTAGAGGCTTACCAGTGGCTCTGGCCTAAAGTTTATAAAGACACCAACATGCCTGGCGGCTATTTCTGTAAACGAGTTCAGACAATCCAAAAAACCGACAATCAGGTTATCTGCATAGTTCACCACGAATACAACAATTAGAGCGTTTAAACAGAGTCTAGTCTGAAGGGTATTACGTGCCCTTTGGCCTGCACTTTCGCAGGGTTAATAGGAGTTACTATGTCTGCTTTCACAGTCACCAACACGCATATAAATGCACTTGTGCGATATGCTTCCAGAAAAAAGTTAAGCGCTCCTTATGGTCACCCATCAGTGCGTTTAAACGTATCAGAGCATGAGCAAGAAGTTGCACAATTATTGCTTGACGAAAATATTAAGAGCGTTAATTACAGGTATTCTGAAACCGAGACAGGTTTTATTGAATACGACCGAGGCGCACCCATACTGACAGCCATTCAAGCGATTAAAGCGGCGCAGTGCTTGCGTTATCAGTCCTGTGAGCATCCAACTTATGAGGGAAGCATTGCGGAGTTATTGGTTGAAGCCATTATTTCCGATGCAATCCCTCGTCTGGATGGTTACAACGAGGCACAGTGGGCAATCCACGGAACAGAGGTGACAGCATGAGCAAAATAACTATAACAATCGACACTGATAACGATGCTTTTCAAGATATTGCGCCCGATGGCATGAGTCACGAGTTGCCACGCTTATTGGAAAGGCTTGCAGGTTATATTCTTTTGAACAATGAGTTGCCACCTGTTATTTATGACATAAACGGCAATAAATGCGGTTCTATTGTGGAAAGCGTTTAAACATGACGCAATCCCAAGCCCTAACCCAAGCCCTTTATCTTGCACTTTGTGCGCCAGACGACTACAAAGCCATGCAAGCCACGCACCTAGCGATTGAACTATCAGAGTGTTTAAACGATGCAGAGGTAGAACAATGCAAACTTAAAGCACTCGACATGATGGCTGAAAGCGTTTAAACGATGCTTTATGCCGCCTTTGCCCTAATCCTTCAAATCATTCTTAAACGTAAATAAACAGGAGTCAATTAAATGAACATCGAAAACTTATCACAAAGTGAGAAATATAGTCTTTTAAGTCAGTTAGAAAAATCATTAGGGCTTTACCCTTTAATGGTTTTAACCATTGACGATGTAAAGGAAAGCATATCGGATTCAGGCAAAGAATTACCAAATGATGAGAAATTGCACACAATTTGCAAATACGTTGCAAGAAAATATGATGTTGCAAATGAGTATATGGTAGCCCTTGATTGGGCAACCGAATTATGCCTAGAAACAGCATAAGTTAGTAAGCACTCACTTAACACCGCCTTCGGGCGGTTTTCTTTTGCCTATTTTTAAGCCCTTCAAGCCCCAATGACGCCACTACCACACTACCCCAAATATTTCAGAGCCTTCTGGGGGTGTTTTAATGCCCTTCTTGCCCTATTCGTGCGGGTAATTGTCAGTAGTCGAAACAGTCACCAAGCCGATGTGATTCAAATCCATCTCAGTATTTAGCCCTAAATTCCAAAAATGTGCGCCCCACATAACGCAGATTCTTGCGCCCTCTGAAAGATTACCGCCGCCAATAGTTCGCATAATCTCCCGTTCTTTCTCTGAGAATCTGATTAGGTTATGCTTTGGCTGTGGCTTTGTCATCTCTTAAACCCATTATTTGCTGTCTCCAATAATCCCCAATTAGTAGGGCTTCGGCTAGGTTGTTGTCCTTTTTACGCTTTAACGGGGCTTCAGGCCAAAACATTCGGGCTATGTCGAGCGAATCATCTTTATCGTGAATGTGATAAAACTTTTTCCACACTTGTGGACGGACGAAGTGACAAGGATATGCAGTCAACTCGCATATAGCGGTTATTGCACCGACTGCCCTTGCGAATGTCCACATTGCCGATGCTGATTGCCCTGGGCGACTGTATAGCATCTCTATGGCTATCTCTGCCCCTTCTTTTGGGTCTATTGCCCTTAGAAGTGCGTTTTTAAGCACCATTGCACGAATGTGCTTGTCTTGGTGTTCAATCATAAAAGATTCAATGTAATTACCCTGTGAATCCAATACGCCTACTGCACCAGTGGCTGACGCTGGATCACAACCCACAAAGACTGTCATATTGATAAACTTTCTCTATCTTTAATCCGTTGCTCTCTTGTTTTGCGTTTGCCTCGCATAACATCAAAAATTAGGTGTCTAGGGAATGGTTTTAGTATTTCCTCAAAGTGCCTGAGTTTAAGTTGTGGGTTTTCTTTAATTGTGTCCTGAATTTTTACTATGTCGTTATCCTGATAAATTGCTCGTGGGTGTGTATTTCCTGCTTGCCAAGTGCCATTTTTCAGTTTGTCCCTAATGTTTCCCTTTTGGGTGTCAATTCTTAGGTTTGTGTAATGGTTGTTTTTTATGTTGCTATCAATGTGGCAACAAACCATATTTGGCGGTATTTCCCCATGAAATGCCATGTATACAATTCTATGAACATGGATTTTTGTGGCTTTGCCTTTTTCTAGTCTTAAAGAAATTCTTGCATAGCCATCCTTATCGGGTGCTGGCGTAAGTTTTCCATGATTCCCTACGATTTCCCCATATTCTGAAACCATGTAATGATGAAAAGGCTTAAACACTGTCATTTCCAGAACCTCTTTAGCAAGTCTGTCGCAAAGTGCTTTTGGTATTCGGTTTGCTTTGGTTCTGTCAATTTACGGGGCTTTTGTGGCAATACGCCCTTAAATACCTCTTCTTTTGTCCTGAAAAGGGTAAAGCACATATTGCACATTTTTCTGCGATAGGTGAATTCCTCATGTTGGATTGTCTCTGTAATCCTGTTTTTATCTGATTGGCACTTAGGGCATTTCATTCTTTAACTCCTTTAGTCTGTTGGCTATCGAGATACCTAGAGTAGGAAAATCCTTCCTCAGTTCTGCTGTTCTGTGTCTCGCCTGTTCTATCGTTGCAGGGTTTAATGCCAGTAGGCTGTAATGATTTATCAGGAAAGTCAGGAATATCTCCTGTCCGTTGTAAGGCTTGAGTTGTGATAGCCAAGGACATGGCGTAGCCTTCTCTGACTCTGTTGAGGATTCGATTTGCGTCATTTTTTGTCATATGTGCCTTGGATAACTAGCAAATTCTTTTCTAAGTTTTGCTAATTTTTCAAGGGCTTGCCTCTTGACCTCTTCATTAACTTCAGGAACAGAAGTCTCAATTCTTTTTGGTTGTTCAGGTTGAGGGAAATTTGGCCCATCCTGACAAATCTTCCTAAATTGCAAAGAAGATGGCGGTCTTTGAGGGTCTATATGCCTTAAAGCGTAGTCCATTATTGGGCGATAAGTTAAAAATCTACCCATAGTCCCAATCCACTCTTGGCGAATCAAATTAGGGTCAATTCCATCCCATTTACGAGCGAAATCATTTCCATAAATTGCGCTCATGCGACCAAAAATGTAATCAAATCCTTGTTCCATGCTACAAAAATCAGACATCTTTGCTCTCCTCTAACTGCCAAAACTGTTTCTTTGGTGCTGTTAATCCATTGGTAAGAATCGCCATTGAGTTTGACAAGCGTTCAGCATTGGAGACTTTATCCTTTACCCATTCAGCCTTAAAAGACTGCCAGTTGCGAACAACAACCTCATTCAAGGCCATCTCTAAAGTCCAACCCGCCTTATCTGCCTCCTTTTGTATTCCATCAATCACTAAAGCGGTAACTTGGGCTTTCTTGGTTTTCCTTTGTTTAACAAAAGAATCCCAAACTTGTTGTGAAACGCCTGATGGCGTATCTGTCTCTTTCTCTTTCTCTTTATCTGTCTCTTCTCTTCTCTTCTCTGGCATATCATCTTGATATACGTCTGATATCGTGTTGATATCATCTTGTTCCAACCATTGAGACAGTTTTGTAACTACTTCTTTAGTTTCCTTTTCAGACATTCTTAAACGAAAAGCAAGAGTTTTTGTTTCAGGTAATTTTCCAAGGTCTTCACTTGCTATTAGCCATATCATTACCAAGGCTTTGGCTGACTTTCCGTCAAGTTCATGCCAATTCAGGTCATCAAGTAAGTCCCTGTATAACTTAATCCAGATTGGTTTCCTATCTTTGAAATGCTGAAACCTATCCCAGTTTTTAATTCTCATAAATTGCCCATAAAAAAAGGGCTACAACTGAAGTCTCACCTTTCGGTGTTGACGGACTGGCGTAGTTCCAGCAGACTTCATGTGTAACCCTACTACGAAACGCCGTCAAGCGCATGGAGTTCATTATACGGAAACTCTGGGGAAAACCAAATTGTCCCCAAACTTTGATGGGTATTTAAGGAAATCAGATGCACCTACTCTGTTGCCACCATGTTTCAGGTCAGCCCCATCATAGGTTTCGGTGGTAGTTCCAGCCGCCACTCTTTCCTTGTTTGACCTTGGCGTTTGTTCTGCTAACTTCGCCACTCCAAACCCTGTGATGTGCCATACGTCACCTATCTCTAGCGCATAGCCAAAGTTCTGAAGGTCATTCAAATAACGCAGATAATGGAAGCCTTGGTTGCCGACTTCTCCATCTTTATCTGTGAAGCGTTTGAGGGATGATGCGCCATGTTGCAACCTCTTGAGAATTGCATAATGTTGTTGTTTCATTTCCATGTATGTCTCCTTTTGACAGGCAATACTACCTTTAAAAATAGTTTGTCAACATAGGGTTTGTCCTAGTTCACAAGCCTTTTTTAATCATTGACAATCCTCTCACCAACTTAAAAAGGAGTTAACAATGTCGGTAAAACCTAAAGATTTTCAACATGAGATTTGTGTCTACTTGGAGGGCATTGGCGAGTGCTTAGTATGCTTTGACATACTGACACCTGGCGATGAACTCGATGCTGACCACAGCGATTTTTACGAAATTGATTTTTCGGTGTTTGACGAGAAAGATCGTCATATCACCTACGACATTACTAAGAAGCAATATAACCACTGCGAGAATAAAGCAATGGACGAGATGCGAGATATAACTACGAACTGGCACAAAGAATGGGAGACTTGTTTTGACTAAAGCAGAGATGATCACGCACTTACGCATGGCGGCTTGTAATGAGAATACAGTCACAGGCATGGCAAACGCATTTGACTTAGGTGCTGAACATGAAAGAGATGTTATTGCGTCCATCATCTTCAACATGGTGAAAGAACAGCATCTTGCACAAAACATTGTTGACACTATCAGGGTGAGAGAATGAATGACAAACTTGACCAAGCATTTGATCTACTAGAGTTTGATGTAACTGACCAGATCAGAAACATGGCATACCTTGCTGAACAACGCAAAGTGGCTACTGGTGTTACAGATGGAACAGTTCAAAGAGCATTGGTCAGGGATTTGACAGAGAATCTACGTTCGTTACCAATCAGTAATGATCCGTTACTAATTCGTAATGATGTGTTGGAGGAAGTGGCAGTCGAGTTGGCTAAGTTACCTTTTGGGGACACAGCCGCTAGTTTTGCCGCATTTGTGAGAGCGATGAAAAGTTAATATTTTTAAATAGGAGTTAATGATGGATAGACAGACTGTGGGCATTACAGCCCCATACAGAAAGAGCGACTACACATATCAGAATATGCTGTTAGACCGCATCAAAAACCTAGAAGCCTTGGTTGCCAAACTTGAGCAACGCATCAAAGTTCTGGAGGCAAAATGAAAATCAAAGACGAACTACAAGCCATCTATGAAGATGAAGAGAATGTCTACTACTGTTGTTACTGCTTAGAGCCACAAGGCGAGAAGATTACTTGTTGCTTTGAAAACCACTTCGTAGAATTTAAATACTTGTTTCCCAATGACCAAAAACAAATTGCACAGGAGATATTAAATGGATGATTTCAACCCAACTACCCGTATGTTTTCACGTTCTTTGCGTGAGGCATACCCAAAAGAATATGTCAACGAGAACATATTTGAGGGGCCATATTACTCAGCACCGCATATCAATGATTTACCCGTTTTGTTTGGCCTCATTGCTGTCATAAGCATGGTCGCATACGCACTTTGGAGATACTTTTGAACGACTACTCAACCATACTAATGAGGATAGAACAATCGGTGAAAACCCTAGATAAAAAATGCTTGAACAAGAAGTATGATGGGTTCATCCAAGACATAAGCGCAATTCAGAATGATCTGGTTATGCTAAGTCATTGGATAGGTGAACAGCAAGTTAAACATAGTCAATATTTAAAAAGGAGTTAATGATGAATAGTGAACAAGTGTTAGCAATGCTCAAGACAAACGTCAACGAGCATACAGAGAAGAAAAACAATCTTACATACCTATCATGGGCATGGGCTTGGGCAGAGGCTTTAAAGGCCGATCCTGAAGCCATATACAAGATAGAAATGTTTGGCGATAAGTGTTTCATGGACATCAACGGAACAGCGATGGTCTTTGTAACAGTCACTATGTATGGCAAACCAATGACTTGCCAACTTCCTGTGATGGACTATCGCAACAAAGCAATCCCTAACCCAGACGCATTTGCAGTTAATACAGCCATCATGCGTTGTATGACCAAGGCTTTGTCATTGCATGGTTTGGGCTTATACATCTATGCTGGAGAAGATTTGCCAGAAGGTGAGAGCGATGAAGGCACTCCTGACGAGGGACGGATGCTTGACTACATTGCGGCTATTCAAGCCACCACCACAGTTGATGAACTAAAGAACATCTACATCGAGGCATTTGCGGCTACTGATGGAAACAAGGCATGGCAGACCAAGATGATTGCGGCTAAAGATGCAAAAAAGAAGGTGCTGAAATGAAAGATATACCAGCATTTCCTAGCAAGCAAAAAGCATTGATGATTAAGTCAGAACATATTGATATTGCTAGTGAGTACGAGATTGAACATAACGGCATGACATTGCGTGATTACTTTGCGGCAAAGGCTATGGAAAAACTAATGGGAAAAATGTACGACTCTATTCTTGAAGTATTAAAGCAATCGTATGAGGATGATGCCGCAAAAGAAATGTCAAAGATCATGGTTGCTGATACAACCTACGAATGGGCAGACGCAATGATGAAAGCGAGGGGAGCATGAGTGAAGTAGAACAAGGCAGTCCAGAGTGGTTTGCTCAACGTTGTGGCAAGGCTACGGCATCACGCATCTCTGACATAGTTGCTAAAACAAAGTCAGGTTATTCAACAAGTCGTGCTAACTACATGGCTCAGTTGGTAGTCGAGCGTATGACTAACCAAGTCGCTGAGTCCTACACCAATGCGGCTATGGAATGGGGTACTGAACAAGAACCATTTGCTAGGGCGGCATACGAGGGCAAGACAGGCATTTTGGTGGACGAGGTAGGTGCTATTGACCACCCAACCATTCCAATGTCTGCCGCTAGTCCTGACGGGCTTGTAGGTGATGACGGGTGTTTGGAGATCAAGTGTCCCCATACAGCCACCCATATTGATACTTTGTTGGGTGACGAGGTAGCAAAGAAATATTACGATCAGATGCAATGGCAGATGGCTTGTGCAGAGCGTGATTGGTGTGATTTCGTGAGTTTCGATCCACGGATGCCAGAGGGACTTCGGTTGTTCATAAAGCGTGTACCTAGAAGTAATTTGTACATTGCTGAACTAGAAGGAGAGGTTATTCAGTTCTTAGCGGAAGTGGATGACAAAGTTAATAAGTTAAATCAATTGAGAGGTTAATATGGAAAAACGTGATAACAGTGGTGTTTTGTTCAAATCGGATAAAAAAGATAATGAACGTGCGCCAGAATATAAAGGCAACATCATGGTAGACGGAAACGAATACTGGATAAGTGCTTGGATTAAAGAAGGTAAAAATGGCAAGTTCATGGGTTTGGCAGTATCTCCACGGGATGCACAGCCACCAGCAAGCAAGCCAGTTCCTAAGAATCTCGATGACTTGGATGTGCCTTTTTGATATGTGAATAACGGGGGAAAGCGGATGCTGACACAACAGGTTTGGACTCCCAAATGTCGGTGTAGCGAGTACCCCACCTTTTAATATGCGTGAAAAACACAATCAAGAATACATCGATGTGCCTCTGACGGCTACTGAGATTATGATTTGTAACTACATTGGTAAGTTACGAAACCACATAACTAGCCAACACGCACAAGACCGCAAACAGGATAAGTCCTTAGATGGTTTGCAAATATCCATAAACGGGGTAATAACCGAATATGCAGTTGCCAAGTTCCTCAAGTTGCCATTTGATCTAAATTGTGACTTCAGGAAGTTTGGTGCTGACTTAGTAACCCGCAAGGGTAAGACGATAGATGTTAAATGCACAAGCAAGATTGGGGGTCATCTTAATGCTGTTGTCTGGTCTAACACTAAACCAGTTGATGTTTTTGTCCTGACAGAGATACACAACACTTGTGTTCGCCTAGTTGGATGGATAAACAGCAAGGATTTTTTGCTAGAAGAGAACTTGTTTGATGTAGGCAATGGGGAGTATTATTCAGTCAGACAGTCCGAGTTAATACCATTTGAAGGAAACTATCATGAGTGAAGTCTTAATCTTTGTAGCAGGAATGATTGCACCTGCCTTTGTAAGTGCAGTTCTAACCCTCTTTAAGTGCTTTGAGGATGTGATCAAAAGCAAGGTTAAGTGATGTTAGAAAACATACT